CATCAATAGCAGGTAAAGCTCCAGTTAGTTTACTAGCAGCCATTCCAGCTATCTTAGCATCAGTTACTGCACTATTAGCTATCTTAGCTGTAGTAACATTAACATCTGCTATCTTAGCAGTTGTTACTGCCTCTGCTGCTATCTTAGCTGTAGTGATTGCTAGATCATCTATATCACTTGTTTGATAAGGTTGCTCTTGGTTATCTTCAGCAACCCTTATAACTTGTTGAAATGTATTATTTAAATCAGATGCTTTAATTGCAGAACCCGCAGCATAAGTATGTCTTACTGGAGTTACATCTGTCTTTCTATATACATATATTGAAGCACCGGAAGCAGGAAATTTACCTGAAAGAAATGTTACAGTAGGAGTAAGGTTAGGAATACTACCAGTTGTAGCAACAGAGAAATCTGTATCTTTAGTTTTCTCTACATTATCTACTTTTACTTTTACTTCTGTTGCGTCGAATACTTTAAAAGGAATCGAAGTTACAGGATTCGCAGCCCCGTTCCCAGTATGAGTTACGTATGTGTTTGCCATTGGTTATTTATACATGTTAAGAACGGGTTGGAGTTTTTGCGTTTCACGCTTCTTCTTGAGCCTCTTGATTTTCTTAGCTCTTTCTTCTAATATAAGATCTTGTATTCTACTATCATTCATAATTTGTGCCCAAGCTTTCTTTCTAGCTTTCTGGAAGATTTGATCAATTTTTAAATTATGATAGAAATCTAATGGTTGGAAATCTCCACGCTGTCCAGAACGGATAACTTTATTCATCTCTGCTAAGGAAGCTTCAACTTTAGGATCTTCAGCTAACTTATTAAGTTTAATTTCTAAGTTTTGTCTACCTATAGCCTCTTGGAATAAAGATCTTATTTCAGGACTATCTGATAAATCATCTCCTCTAGGTGAGAAATATGTAGACATACGCATATCATAACCACTAGCAAATAGTAATTGTCTACCAGAACTTTGATCTAAATTTAATGGTATAGGACTAAAAGCATTATACATTCTAGTTAAGAAATCATGATCTTTTATCTTATCACCATTAAGTAAATCATATTTAATAGGTAGTTTTTCACTAGTTAAATGTTCACTAAGTAAGTTTCTATTTCTTAATGCTTGATCTATATCAGAACCTAATTCACGTGTATAAGGTAAGAATAGTTTACCCATTTCATTCCTTAAACCAGCAAGAGGTACAGTATTATTGAGTATACCTGATAAGATTCTTTGAGCTTGACCAGGACGAGCACCAAATAAATCAACAAATTGCTGCATACCAGCTAGATATGATTTACTTGCTATACCTTGAGCTAGTACAAGACTTACTTTCTGTAATTGATTTTCAGTCCATTCTGGACCCATTAGTTGACTAAGATCACCAATATCTGATACAAGTGTCATTACTTGACTAAAAGGTTCAATAGACTCATGACCTACCCAAACACCGCCAAGCTTAATACTTCTAGGTTCATACCTAGCATCTTTCCAAGCTTGTCGTTTCTGTCTATCAGTAGGACCATTACCTGTTAAATCTCCTCTCATCCATGCCCATGATGCCATACTAACTAAAGCAGCACCCATACCTAAACGACCAGTTTGTAATGCCTTAGCATTGATTAATTCTTCTGGTGTTGTGATACCATATTTAGCTACATCTTCTAAATTATCAATATTAGCAAAAGCTATATCATTAAATTCTTTAACTAAGAAGTTGAAACCAGGTGTATGTTTAGCAGTTAAGCTAAGACCATTAACACCAGTTCGTGCAAAAAGAAAGAAAGGCTTAGCCCATGGGTTAGCAGTAAATACATCATTCAATCCTTTAGCAAATCCAGTTAGTTCTTGAGTTAATGTAACTTCTTTACGTGCAAATTTAGTTGCTTCATCTATTATATTACCATCAGCATCCCATATTTGTCCATAGAAATCTTGTTCATAAGCTTGCATCAATTCTCTATTTATCTCAGGTACTTTACCACCTGCAGATTGTATATCTAGAACTGACCTCATAGCTTTTTCTCTAGCCTTAGCTCTACCTAAGATATAAGCGAATGCATCGTCAGTAGCAGCCATAAGCTTTGTAGAGTAGGTAAGGAATCTGTTATTATTCATATTCCTAGCCATGTTTGCCATAGCAAATACAGCCTTATCACCATCTGTAGCTCTACCAGAGTCTTCAGACCAACGTCTTAAGATTTCCCAATTACTATCATTTCTTGTATATTCACTATATCTAGTTTTAATACTAGACACATCACCAGTCCAATAGGAATTAAGTTTAGTTTTAAATATCTCAAAGGATTCAGGGATAGCTTCCATCATTGCATTCATTGATGCAAGACCTGCTCTTATAGTAGCAGTATCACCAGTGAAGGGATACCTCATAGTAGCTCCTAGAGTGGTTGCCATAGGTCTAAGGAAGGTAGCAGTACTTGTACCCATAACAGCTCTTCCAGGGGTCTTAGGACCGCTTAGAATACTATGTACAAATACACCTTCAAGTTCTCTAATTAATGCACCAGTTCTATCTGGACCTTTAGCATCTATCTGACCACCTCTGAGCATCTTTCTAGCCCAGTTATCAAAGTCATCTAGATTATTAACAGTCTTCATAGATGAGAACGTTTCAAACAAAGCATTCATCATATCATCGCTTTCACCTTCTTTAGCAATTTTTAAGATACTCATTATAGAGTCCCTTGTATCTGCCATCTCTTCGGTGAGTTTTGATTCTATAAAGTCTCTTTGTTTACCAGCTCCTATCTCTCTAAAGTTCTGTGATTTAATAATTCTAGCTCTCTTAACTTCAGTAAGAGCTGTTATCATAGTATCTACTATCTGTGACGCTGGGCCATCTATATCTCCTAGATCAACTAAATCTGCTATCTCTCTACCAGAAATACCTACGTCTCTAATTTGATGTAAAAGTGAACCTACAACTAAATCAGCTACTACAATATTTTTACTAGTAAATGTTTCTAATTTATCTATTACTTTACCAGATGAATCAGTTATATCATATTTATCAGTAGATTTAAATAACTCTTCTAAATACTCAGGAGCTGTTAATTCAGCAGCATTTCTACCTTCTGTAATTCTATGATAAGCTAATATAGAATCACCGAATACTTCAGATAATGTTTGTCTACCAGCTTTAACTTGTGCTATAACTGCTTTATACTTATCATCACTATATAGTTTTCTAAGTATACCATCAACCATAGCTTCACTAACATCAGCTTCTCTAGCTATCCTTTCTTTCTGTACAGGAGTACTTAAAGAACCTGTTGAGCCTTCTTCAGCTCCCCATTCATTTCTTATTCTTTGTTGAGTTTCCCATGCTTCATAAGGAGTTTGTTCAGAGATATTATTACCTTGATGTATATCAGCTAAAGGTTGATTCTTAGCAGCTCTAAATTCTGCTTCACCTTTTCTTAGCTGTGAAAGACCAGCTTCTATAGTCTGATCTTCTATATTCTTATTTCTAGCTTTAGCTGCATTGATTACTTTTTTTGAACCTCTACCAATTAAGATAGAAGCACCATCAAAGAGAGTACCTATACCTATACCTTCAGCAATGTTCTTTAACTTCATCATTATAGGATGATCAGTATCTCTAGTACTGAGAGGTGTATCAATAAAACCATAACGGTCTCTTAATGTTCCTAAGGCGTTATGTCCATCAGACTCCTTAGAGATTAAATCAGACGTAGCACCTATAGCACCAGCTCTTAGTAAACCAGAACCTATTGTTTTACCACCTAAAGCAGCTATACTTATACCTGTTCTAGCAGCTGTTACTTTAGCTGCAGGTACAATAGCAGCAGCCATGGAACCAAAGTGGACAACTCCTCTTAGAAGTTTACCCCACCATGTTTTTGTTTCAATTGGGTTTTCGTAATCAGTAAATGGATGCCAATCAGGTCTATAATAACCTTTTTCTTTCTTTTCTCTAGCCATTTCTCCAGAGAGTGCATCAACTGTACGCTCTGGAAAAGTAGCTATAGATGAGGCAGTATCTTGTAAACCACCTGATAAGATTGATTGGCCTTCTTTTACTAATCCTTTAAATCCCCAATTCTCTTTATTACGTGGATCATCTTGTTCAGCCGTAGCTTTAGCTGTTTCAGTTTGAGTCTCTTGCTCAATTCTTTTACCAGCTTCCTGTTGTGTGGATAGTTCGTTGAGAAATTCGGTAGCAGTATCTATTGATTGCTGCAGACCTTCTTCGTCAATTGCGATAGGGTCTATTGCCATTAGTTTAAACTGTTAATGTTTGCTGAACCATCTCCGTAGCGACAGCTGGCAGCATGTTTTCTAATCGAAGATAAGGTGGTAACTCTCCAACTATATTGTTATATTCGTCTCTTAATTCAGGTCTAAGAGTAACCAATCTTCTATATTGAGGATTAAGGGTTGAGTATGCTTTAGCTTGATTAGCTTTCTTTCTTAACTGTGCTAAGATTAATAAATCCTGAGTAGTTTGATCAAATATATCATCTAATTGTACAGGATTATTTTGTATAAGATCTAATAATGTTCTAGAATCTATACCATACATACCAAAATTATTATAATCCTGCTGTGTTAATTGTATAATTTCACCTATAGTATGTTGAGATAGTGGTTTATTTAATACTGCTACTTCACCTTCAGAGTCTAATATGTAATCATAACCACCATTACTAACAGCCTTTTGATCTTGTACAGTTTCTAATACCCATTCACTGTTAGGTTGCTGTGTTATATTATATGTGTTTGTAGGGCTATTCTTAGATAAACTTACTTGTTGATTAGTAGTTAAGTTCTCTTCTTCAGGGAATATAAATTTACCATCTTTTAACATACCAGTTGCTTCTAATCTAACTCTAGCTAATCTCTGTGGCCACATAGCTCTCCCATTTATCTTTTTAATATTAGGGAATTGATAGTAATACCAAGGGAATACCTTAGAGTCACCGTTAAAGTACTTAGCAGCTGCTACAAGATGAGGTTCTTCACCCTTCCAAGGTTCAGGACTAAGAACTAACTCTTTATTTTTCTTAAGAGATTCTTTTACAGCAAGAAGTTGTCTTACACTATTTATATCTACTGGTGATCCAGCTAATACATCCCAATCAGTTTTACCATCTTTACCACCTGCAAGTCCTAATTCAACAGCTTGTTCAGCTGCTGTAATAGCTTGATTTACATTACCAGTTGCAGCTAAAGTTGCATTAAATATTCTATTATATTCATTTAAAGAATTAGCATAGTTATTGTACCATTCAGGAGTTCTACCAGGTTCACCTGTAGTATGGGCTAATTTCTTATCAACTCTAGTATTTAAAAAGATACCCTTTAATCTAAGTTGATCTTGTGACATACCTTTAGCAGTAACAAGATCTCTTAATTCATCTCTAAGATCAGGGTTTTGTATATATTCTAGATCTTCAGGAAATACTGTACCACCAGTTTGCTTTCTTCTTCTCAGCTTTTGTGCTAATGCAGTGTCATCTTCCATACCTATATAGGGCTGGTCTTTTAAGATATCAGGTACATCTTCCATGTCCTGTACATTATTAGCTACCATCCATCCGACAATACCTTGGGTTCTGTCTTCTATAGTCATTGGACCACTCTTCTTCCAATCAGCTACAAGCTCTCTAGCAGAAGCTTCTCTAGCAGTCTTTTTAGCTAGCAGTCTTTCCTGAGTTATATTAGCTTCATAAGTAGTAGCAGCTGATCTTAATGACTGAAAATCTTTCTTCCAATAATCTCTAACTACTTTAGGTTTACCATCATGTCCAATAAATTCAAGATCTCCTATATCTTCTATTGAACCTGAACTTACTTCACCTTGCTCTGCTCCTTCCACTAAATCACCAAAGACAGCTTCTCTACCTAATTTATATGATCCATTAAATAACCCTTTATATTTATCAATATTATCTATAACGGATTGAGGACCATAATTTTCTAATTCATACTTAACAGTAGCAGCTCTTTCTTCTTTATTTAATTTCTCTAAATCTTGTACAAGTTTGGCTCTCTCACCATTAATGAAAGCATCACGTTGCTTCATTAAATTACGTACTAATTCATGCTTCCATTTACCTAATTTACCTTTAGCTAAAGGTTTATGTTCATGTAGGTACCAGTTAGTTAAAGCACCAACAACAGCTTTCTTTTCTAAAAGACCTACAGAGTTGGCAATAGTTCTTACTTCACTACCATAAGGCAGATTATATAAATGAGATACATCAACTGAAATGTTTTGAACTGCTGTTAGATAAGCAGAGTAATTTTCCTTTACATCAGAATATGTTTCATTACCAAACATATCTGATAAATCTATAGCATTACCAGCAGGACTAAGTACCCTATATAGCTCAACATCTTTACCTTCTAAAGCTTCTACTGATAGAGCAATACGTTCTCTTTTATTTATATCTTTATTATGTTTTTCAAGAAGATAGTTATTTACATCAGGATCATCTGTCTCTGCTATATAATCTTTTAAGTATTTACCAGAGAATAGTACTTGACCTTGTTCTAAATGCTTATTAAAGGCTCCAATTTGCTTTTGAGTTTGATTAAATGCTTCTAATTCTTTACTTACATTTACCCCTGTACCTACTAATTTAAGTAACTTTTCAGGGTATTTTTCATTACGTTGATGGAGTTCTTCATAATACCTACCTAATTCTAGGAAGGATTGATTAAGACGTTTAGTGTTTTCATCTATCTGTTCATTAGCATTTTTAGTAGTATCAGCTTCTATAGGAGCAAATGCTAATTTTTCATCTAGTCCGACAGGTTTGTCTGTTTGCCTACCAAGGCGTTCAAAATAAGATTGTGTCATGATTAATCTAACCTCATTCCAAGGATATTTTTCTTGTTACCAACATTAGTACCACCTATGGTAGCAGCCATACTAGCAATCTCAAGACCTAGTTTAACACTGTTGATAAACTGACCTCTTTTATCTTTATGAGGCATAAATGTTAGCACTGTACTTGGATTAGGAGGTAAACCAAGATCTGTTTTAATCTTCGCTCTATTAACTTGATATTGTCTACCAATACCTGTTTGAATAGATGCCATCTTTTCTCTAAATGTATTATCTAATGAAGCTTCTATACTAGCTTGTTGTCTCATCAGTGCAAGTGCATCACTTCTACCAGCAGTACGTGAAGACCATTCATTATACTTACCTGTATCTAAATGTTTACCTAACGCACCTCTTTGTATAGCTATGGCTTCAGTACCTTTCTGTGCTTGACCAGCTACATACAAGGCTTGTCTCATAGCTTGGCCTTGTAGACGTGAGATACCTATTATATTTCTGTCTGTAGCTTTAGATGCAGAAATTTCTTTATTATGATATTTAACACGAGCACCTTCAAAAGCTAATTGCTTTCTAGCGTGGTCTTGTCTGGCTCTCATACGAGCACCAGCATTTGGATCAGGAGCGCACACGGCAAAACTCTATAAAGGACAATTGTTTGGGT